TAGAAGCACCACTACCAGGGACTGTTCTTGCCATATTAGACTACCGTTAAGTTTCCTACCATTGCTGGATGTAATGTGCACTGATAAACATAAGTTGTACCAGGTGCTAGATCCATTGGAACTGTCCAGTATTGGACAGCCTCTTGAGATCCACTTACTCCTTCTGTTACTGCTGATCCACCTGATGTCTGTCTTAGAGCAAATGGGTGTGCAGATCCAGTTAGATTATTAAATCTATATGTAAATCCTCTATAAACAAATACTGTTGGATTGTCAGTAGAAGCATCAACACCACCACCTGCAAGTCTATATGCACCATTTCCATTAGCAGTTGCATTAAATCCTATTGTAGGTGATGTTACAGGATCCCATGAGTTACCATTGCATATAATATTATTATTAACTGATGCAGAACCACTAAGATAGAGATCAGCATTAACCGTTACTGTGTTTGAAGTTACAGCAGTAGTAACACCATCGCCACCAGAAATGGCAAGAGATGATGTGGACAACGCAGCAGTTGTTGTACCTGAATCTCCAGTAACTGTCCTATAGACTTCTTGTACTACATTGGGGGAATCATTTGTAATCGTAAGATTATCTCCACTGATAGCAGTACTAACACCAGTCCCACCAATGAGGTTAATAGTAGCAGTTGCACTTCCTGCGGTTTTTGATCCTGAGTCACTTCCAATTACACCATAAGCATTTTGGTTTATATCCCCTAAAGTGCCACTCATATTAATAGTTAAAGTGTCACCAGCGATAGCAGTAGTTATATTAGTACCACCAGCTACAGTTAATACATCTGTTGGGGCAGATGCTGTTGTTGATCCACTATCAGCAGTAAATCCTTCAAATAAATTTTGAGTGGTGCCACCACCACCTCCTCCACCACCGAAGTTTGCAGGTTCCCACTTACTAGTTACTGCATTCCATGCAATTCCCTGACCAGTTGAAGGACCACCTCCAACAGTCATATCCACATCACCAAGATCACCAAGACTGTGATCTTCACCTATAATCTTCTTCCAACCACCACTTGTTGCTACCCTTGCTGTGTTATCAGCAACTACAAGAGCAAACATACCATCATGTGTACCAGAATCTGGTAGATCACCAGTAGTAGCAAAGGAATTAGTATACTTTAACTTACCATCAGCACCATCAATATATGTTAAAGCAGATCCTGTACCACCAGCCCAGAGTTTAATATCTCCTGTGCCATTTGGTTGAAGAGTTATATCACCATTAGATGCTGATATAAGTTTATTACCATTGACATCTATATCTCCAGTAAACTTACTGAAATCTCCCTCAGCAAACTGAGCACCATTCCATTTCAGAATTTGATCAGCAGAAGGGGTGCCAACGTTTATTTGTAAGTTGGTATCGTTACCGAGATTAGTATACAACTCATCGATGACGCTATTCAATTTGATAGCACCATCTCTCAGACTGTCACCAGTCCCGTCGTTTGCCGACGATCCAATATTGAGGGTTTGCTTTGCCATGATAGTAGTCTTTACAGTGTTATTTAGGTGCCATCATAAGTTTGTAGTGTGGAATCCATAGTAGATGAGGTACTATCGAATCTATTATCAGTGCTACCACCGCTACCTCCACCAGTAACAGTAAGTGTTACAGCATTAGAATCCAATGGAGAATTCTCTGCGGCTGCTGGTGCACCAATAGGTCCAGAGATCCTACAACGGAATCTGTAACCAGTCATATAAGATAATGCAGTTACTGCATATGTGTTAGTGGTTGCTCCAGTTATAGCAGCAAAAGCGAATCCACCATCAGTAGATCTATACCATTGATATGCAACAGGTCCGTCTTCTGGACTAACAAGTTTAGTAACTGTAAATGTAGCAGTTTCACCAGCATTAACAGTAGCATTCTGTGGTTGTAATGTGAATGACAATACTGGTAGAGGACCACCGCCTCCTCCTCCACCGCCTCCAGTATCAGGTGTTTCTACTGTGAACGTGGTGTCAATGGTTTCTCTTGTAGTATTACCAATAATGAATGGAAATTTAGTAATATCTGGATCACTTTCATCAACTGTTAGGAAATATGCATAAGTTCCATCCTGATATTCAGGTGTAATTGCAAATCTACCATTATGAATGTCTAAATCTCCCACACCTTCAACATATTCCCAGTCCTCCATGAGTGTTCCAGCTGGAGGATTATCATTTGTATTGCCATAATCAGGTCTTCCAGGTGCTTCTGTGTCTTTTACAGCATAACCAGTCCTCATTGTCCTAGTTCCACTCAAATTATCGAATGGTGTGTCGTATCCATAAGGTCCATAGATGGGAAATCCATCAAATGCTATACCAATTATCTTAGAATGACCGTCAGGATGACGAATATTGTCTCCATTAAACTGAGTTGCACCATAATAATCATTATATGATGCCATAGATGACCCTGCTTTCCAACAATCTAAGAAATGTGGGTCATGATAGTGATAAATTCCGTTTTGCTCTGGGTGTCCACCACAAGAATCCTCTCCAGAGTTAACAAAAGGTGATTCACCAGCAGCAACCCAACTAAAACCTGATGGAGGATTGAGTCCAGCACCAGCAGAAGGGTTAAAAATAGCAACTCCATTACCAGAAACACCAATTTGACCTAAAGGAGTAGCACTTCTACCATTTCTTTGATCAAAATACTCATATGTACCACTAACAGGAGTGGTTGCTTGAGCATCTACAATGAAATCTAATGATGTATCAGTTGATAACCAGCACTCACCAGCAATAGAAGTAAATGTTGTACCCTTAAATACGAATTTTTGCTTCAAACCATCACTAAAGACCACCATAAGATGATCTCCTACTTGGATATGAGGTGATATACCAGTGAAAAGTGTTAAGTCATTAACAGAGATCGTAACTCTTTTAATGTACCCGTCATGTGTATATCCATTACTATCAAATGTGCGAGCAATTCCAAATGTTCCTCCACGGTATAAGAAGTCGTGATCAAAATCTTTCTCCTGTATAGTATTGGGGTTGTTATCATTAGGGAACGTACCAGGAATCACAGGAGCTGGAAGCATATCCGATGCTACTGTGATTACTTTAGTTGCGTTATTAAAGGTAGCTGTTGCTGCCATTGTTTTACTTTTATTTAGATGTCGTCAAAGATCAGATTAGGTGTGAAGTTACTGATTACAGTAGCACCTGTCTGGACGCTAAGGATAGCGGATAGTGAGTAAACTGGAGTTGCACCAGCAGCAGTGATTGCGACTCTGTATTCGTCACCATCGTCTGCCTGTGCAGCATTGTTTGTGTTGTATGTTGCTTGGTTAGCACCAATAATGTTGCTCCAAGTTTGTGTACCATACTCCTTCTTCTGCCACTGATAATTCATTGTCTGACCGTTAGTTACAGAAGAGACAACTGTGAATGCAGCAGTCTGACCTTGGTTAACAGTTACGTTAACTGGATCCAGAGTAATTGAAATTGTGCCTGGAGTAATTCCTCCTCCACCACCTTCTTCACCAGATGGACCTTCGCCTGCGAGAACGTCAAATCCACCGTTAATAGGACCACCAGTAGGAGGTGTCCAATCATCTGGAACTTCATTATCAATTGCGACGGAAGGAGCTGAGTAACCAACACCAGATGTCTTAACATCTATGCGTGTAATACCCATCAATGCCTTAATGCGTGAATCAAATCCAGAAGAAGAAATAACATCCACGTTAGGACGTGAAGTATAACCATCACCAGGATTGGTTAATGTTGCACCAGTAATCTGACCAGAGGTTATTGCAGCGATAGCAGCAGCATTTCTACCCTTAACAGATCCAGTGTATTCAAATGTAATCAAGGAGTTAGAAGACTCAATTAGAGCAACTTCACGATTAAATTCTTCACCTTCAATTGCTAGTTGGTCGCCAGCTTCGATTGGTGGGACAACGGTTGCTGCGATAACGTCTGCATCAGATCCAATGTATGAGAAACCAACGAAGGTTGCACCCGCACGAGGAACTTCAGCGAAGATGATACGTGAACCAACGATCTCATATGCAACTCCTGGTTCCTGTATAACACCGTTAAGAGAAACAATAATGTTATTCTCAGGACGTATAGTGTTAGA